CATCCGCTAGCGAAATAGCACGCCAATTGGGTGTACCTTGGGATTCCGATCCAGACGCGGGGATCAACAGTACTCTTTCTCAGGGTAATGACTTTAGAATAGTATCTACCAGTGCTAATGTTAGTGATACTGAAGTTACTAGGCAGGCTAGTGCAAATACTAAATCTCTATATACTCCTCCTGCTTCGAACCTTGCCTTCCCCTCTCAGCTTCCACACTTAAGTTATAGATTTACAATGAATCCAACAATATCTGAGGCTAGAAGCGCCAAAGTATCGGACGTGCTTACAATAGATAGTGCTTCTTACGGTGCTGCTAATACGGTACAGTTTGTAGTAAATTTTAGGCAAAACGAATTAAGTACAGTAGACGACTCAAGTACACCAGCGTCTACTCCCACCACCGACACAAGTCAGGCGGCCGGATTTACAGTATCAACCCCGACAAACACAGGACTAGGATAAGACAAAATGACAAACATCATAGCAACAGATGTACAAGGTACTGAAGTAAATACAGGTATTGTTGAACTTTACGAGCTTTACCTTTCTAATAGTGATAACGACGATCCTTTCTGCTTTCATGCTGGAGTTGACTATTCGTTACGAGAATTACAATTTTATAATGCACGAAATCCTAACAAAGTAAATATTTATACTCCTATACCAGTTAAAATGGAAGGACTTAATATTGCAAGTGATGGTGCCTCTTCAAGACCCACTATAACTATAGCAAATGTAGAACAGGTATTTACATCTACAATAGAAAGTGCTACCGGCAAATATCTAAGGTTTAGAGACCTAGTAGGTTTAAAACTAGTTAAAAGACAAACTTTGGAAAAATATTTGATAGGGCAGCCCTCTACTTCAAATGTGGAATTTCCTATACAAAGCTACTATATAGATAGGGTAAAAGAGGAAACAAATACAGAAATACAATTTGAACTAGCAGCACCATATGACTTAGAGAATATACAAATACCTGCAAGAGTGATTATAGGAAAATTCTGTCCTTGGATTTATCAAGGCCACGCTCTAGATAGGGTAGGAGGCTGTTACTGGCCTGCTAATAACGAGAAGATAGGAGCTGCAGGTTCCATTCCTATTTTTCTTAATGTCTATGATGAGCCTTTAATAGAATTAGCTGCACTTACATCAGTTAGTGCCTTTTCGGCAAACACAACCTATGCTATTGATAGTATTGTAACGTTCAATGGGGATTACTACAGGGCTGAGACTTTGGCCGTCGGAGGCACTCCAGACGACAATAGAGGCTTTTGGCAGATTATAAGAACCTGGACCCTATGGGAGGATGAACAATCATATAATGCTGGTGACTATGTTAGATACGGAAATAATATATGGCGGTGTAGTACCTCTCACGAATCATCTCTTGCCGAGGGGAGGATACCCACTACGAATAGTAGGTGGTGGTCTAGAGAAGATTATTGTGGAAAAACTTTAAAATCCTGCAAAGCCAGATTTCAGGCTTCTGCAACAGCAAACGGAGTAGTATCTGCTCGCAGAAATACTACTGTAAAATTACCTTTTGGAGCGTTCCCAGGCAGTGCAAAATTTAGCTAACCATTTAATAGATATAGAAACCCACTTTAGAGAAGAGTACCCTAAAGAGGGTTGTGGACTTTTAGGTATAAAAACGGGACAATTACATTGGTTACCGTGTACAAACCATGCCACTACAAACACAGATTTTCAAATGGACTCTGTTCAATATTTGAAATACAGTATGGAGTACACTATAGTAGGAATAGTACATAGCCACCCAGACTTAGACTCAACTCCATCGGAGACAGATATAAAAGTTTGCAATGCGGTATCTATACCTTATTATATTTTTGGCTATCCTGATATGGATCTAACTGTATTAACACCCGAACACGATAATACTGAGTTATATGGTAGAAGTTATGAGTTTGGAGTTACAGATTGTTTTGAAGCAATGAGAGATTATCTAAGATCTGTTAATATAGAGTTAAAGCCAAGAATTCTATTTGAGGCTAACTGGTGGGAAAAAGATGAAAAAATAGACTACTTTAGCCCTGAAGTAATAAAAAACTGGGGAGGAATAGAAGTTCCTCTTAATGAAGCTCAGGAAAATGATGTTTTTATATTCTCAGTATATTCTGACGTTGCCAACCACTGCGCAGTATATCTAGGTAATGATATTATTTTTCACCATGCTGAGAACAGATTATCAACAAAAGAAAATTTATACCCATACTGGGCTAAATTTCTAACAGGAGTATATAGATATGAAACGTAAAATACATCTACAAGGCGAGCTTAAGCATTTATATGTAGATAGTATACTCGCCGATGTTAGTTCGGTACACGAAGCCATTAAACTACTAGAAGCAAATTTTCCTAGCATTAGAAGGTATTTCTTAGATTGCCATGAAAAAGGAATAGGATTCGAGATAATAGATGGATCAAAAGTTTTAGAAGAAGAAAGTGATTTAGTGGTTGATCTTAGCTCTACAGATTTATATTTAATCCCCGTAGTTTCGGGCTCTAGTGGTGGTGTTGGTAAAATATTTACTGCCATATTGCTTGTAGCACTCGCATTTACTCCCATAGGGGGTATTGCTATTTTAGGCACCACACTTGGCTCAATTTTAGTGGGTGTTGCTGTTAATCTTGCTTTAACTGGTATAGCAGAGATTTTAGCTCCAGATCCTTCTGTCGATGCCTCTGCTCCGCAAGCATACTTATTTAGTGGGTCTGAGCAAAATATTATAGAGGGAGATCCTGTGCCTGTTCTATATGGACAACTAGAAATTCCTGGCAGACCCATAAGTTTTTCTGTAATTAATTCTGCCGCTAAAAATAGTAACAGCCAGAGCTTCTCTGATTCGACCATAGATCCAGATGGAAGCATAAGTATTGTTGGAGGGGCTCCCTAATGAGTGCAAGAGACCAAAAAATAGCAGATAAAAATAGAGGCGTACTTAGCACTTCGTTTAGACCTGATAGGTCACAGATAGTAAATATTACTGATATGCTATCGGAGGGCCCAATTGAAGGCTTGGTTAATGGCGAAGGGTCTATAAAGTTAAATAAAGACCCGATTAAAGATATATTAGTTGAAGGTACTATAGCTACCAGCAGTTACACTCTTATTAAAGATGGTTCTCCTAGGGATGGTGTTATTACTCCTGCTATATACACAGATGCTATACCAGGAATTACAAAGACAGCAATTCAAATTCAAGTAAATAATGCCTATGATAGTAATGTTGGCACAAGTGCCCTTATATTTCCAGGAGGCATGGCACAAGCGCAATCCTCTTTTAAGCCCTATATAGAACTAGATACTACTATCAGCTTTGCTTTCCCTAGCTGGATTAATAATGTTCGCATAGTAAAACAGTACTCTATGAGGTTGGCTCGTGAAGATTCTCCAAAAACATATTTAAAGGGCAAATTTGAAAGATACTCTGATACAACTGGAAGATTTTATTTCAAGGATACAAATACTTCACTTATACAAGTATTTTTAGATGAAGCCGAGGAGGCAGGGTCTCAGTTAAAACTACAACTAGATTATGACAATACTGTTATAGCCTCTCTTAACGATACGAATGTACTATTTGTTGCAGATTGGGATTTAGGCCCAGGAAACTTTAGTAATATAACGATCACTAGAATACTAGCGGGTAGAGGCAACGCTTCTGTTAGTGCGGGTTCAAAGTATAAAAGTGTATCTACTCAGTTTAGGCCAGGTACGTTTGAACAAGAGCCTATGCTTAATTATGGGAATTCTACAGGGGTATCTTTTGCTCAAGGCCCTTCTTTCCAGAACCAAGCATTAGAATTCTGGGATGTTTTAAGTCAGGAATATAAAGATTTAGTAGAAGTAGGAGGGGATACTTCTGGTCTTAATCTGAATAATGTTAATCCTGTATCTTTTAGAGCCACGTCTCCTACGGGATTTGGTCTAACATATGAACAAGCTCCAGAAGTTGATGAGATTAGATTTACTTTCTCATATAATTCTTTGTACACTTACCATGCAAAAGACAATGATTATAAAGATGCGGGCGTTTTCTATAATACAAAGCTCAAGTTGTATAGAGGGGCAGATATTTCAGAAGTAAATCTTCGAGCAGGAGATACCCAGCTATTACACTCAGCGGGAAAGAATGGCTCTAGAGGCCCCCTTTTAATTGAGGAGAGGGTATGGTTGGAGCCTTTTAAGCCTTTTGACGATTTTGAATTAATTATTGAAAGAACTACTCGACAAGAGGGAAGAGGCGTGTATCCTAGTGGAAAGAATAGCGGAAGAAGCACAACAATGCACGCATCGTCTGCCATTACTAATATATCTTCTATTATTAAAGAACCCCTGAACTACCCCTACACTGCGTATGCTAATGTACGATTCGATAGTACGGAATTTACATCTGCTCCTCAGCGAACGTATGAATTAAGGGGTATGAGAGTTAAAATTCCTTCAAATTACAGCACCCGAGAAGAAAATAATACTGATGTTGCAACCTATGAAGGCCTCTGGGATGGTAGTTTTAGGACTGAATTAACTTATACCGATAATCCAGCTTGGGTTTTCTATGATCTAGTTACAAATAACAGGTATGGATTAGGGGGTTGGATAAAGGATACTGATATAGATAAGTATGCTTTGTATAGAATTGCAAAATATTGCGATGATTTAGTGCCTGATGGTAAAGGTGGATTAGAGCCTAGGTATAGAGCTAACCTCTATCTTACTAAAGCGGTTGATGCCTATAAACTTCTTAAAGACATAGCGTCTATATTTGTAGGTCTAGTTTATTGGCTAGATGGAAAAGTTACTCCTATTGCTGATCAGGCGTCTTGGCCTGTATATACTTTTACAGCCTCCAACGTAGTAGACGGTAAATTTAATTATACTGGTACAGGGGCTAAAACACGACCAAACCAGATAGTTATAGGATATAATAATCCAGATAAAGACTATATAATAGACCCTATTATTGTAGAGGACAGAACCCGTATATCTCAAGAAAATAGAGTACAATCAAAGTACGTTAATGCTTTTGGAGCTACTAGTGAGGGACAGGCGCAGAGATATGGAAGATATAAATTATGGACTAGTAATTATCAAACAGAGCTTGTAAGCTTTAAAACTTCTTTAAATGCAGCTTTTATTAGGCCGGGAGATGTAATACAAGTACAAGATCAAGCCAGGGATAGACTTATTTCCAGCGGTAGGGTAAGTGCTGCCACATCTACTACTATTACTTTAGACAGGAAAGTACCTTTACAAGACGATATAACATACTCTTTATATGGGCTTATAACAACTAGTGCAGCTTTTTGTGCGCAAACAACCGCTGAAATTGATGGTGTTGTATATAATAACGCAGAGGTATTACCATTAGAACTATATGTCGATGAAACTACCGCATCTAATATATTAGATGATTCTGGTGTTCCTGTAACTGTAAGGTGGGCACCTTATACATTTATGGAAGAACGTAGTATAGACTATGCAACAACTACTGGAGGAGTAGCAGGGTCGTATGATGTAGTTACTATTACTAGCCCATTTACGGCTTCTTTAATTCCTTCAAGTATATGGTCTATCGCTCAACTAAATACAGAATACCAGCTTGACATTATCGGAAGTCCTCGTCTTTACAAAATTTTATCTATGTCGCAAGAAGATGTGAATATATACTCGATTACTGCAGTCGAACATTATAATGAGAAATATGAAGATGTAGAAAGCGGGTTTGATATTTATCAAGCTGATAGATTTGATCCTCCGATAGAGAGGGCGGCCTTACGAGTACCTGCCCCTACTGCGATTTATGTTGCACAAGACTCTGATTTCAGAACAAGAGCAGATGAAGTAATTGTTAAATGGCTTCCCCCTATAGTAGATGGCGAAGAGTATCAGTATCTAGCTGGATACAAAATTAGTCATAATATACCTGGAGCACCTAATCCTATATTTACAGAGAAGGGGCTAGATGCGTACTCGTTTACTGGTTTATCGGAAGGTACGTATCAAATAGGGGTTCAAACCATTAGTACTTTAGGTACTAGCTCAACTATGACTACAGTTACTTATGCTTTAAATGACCCCTTCTCCCTTTTAATACAACGACTGGCGGATGGAGTAGGCGTAGGAGGCACTAGTTTAAAAAGTCCTTTTATAACTGCTGGAGCAACACCAACATTTAAATTTAACTCCCCTCAAGAACTTATTGTATTTCCTTCAGCAGCGCCCGAATTACCGTTGTTGATATCAAATACAGACACGCTAGACTTGACTTCGACAGGAATAGAAGAGGATAAAACATATTATGTTTTAGCCAAAAGCGGTGGCGCTTTACAACCGGATGACGATAGTAGTGTCGCTAGAAATGGATCATTGAAGTTGATTGATTTTTACACTGAGGGAGGATTTTGGTATGATGTTATAGATACTGCAGGAGTTCCTGCCGATAATTTTTCTAATACTTCTCTGACCTCTCCCAGCGCTATATCTATTAAAAGAGGTGAGGTGTATTTACAAGGAACTGGCACAAGCTTCTCTTCCGAAATAGAGGCTAGGGATTATATAAGAATTATAGATACAAACAGCTCTGAAGTAGTGCATGACGCTAAGGTTTTAGCAGTAATATCAGATGAATTATTAATCTTAAATAATCCAGCAACTTCTAATTATGATACAGGGTACGAAATAAAAAAATCTAGTCTTAACTTTCTTTTTGAAGAAGATACTGTAGTTGCTAGTGTGCGTAAAAGTTCTGCAACTAGTGAGTGGACCATTGTTAATTATTTAACCAATGACCCAGATGTCGATAAAGCACGTCTAGTAAACATTATCAAGGATGGTGGAGATGCCATAGAATATGATGTTACCGGTACTGCTTTAAGTGACCAGGTTGTTCTTAACATTGATACTACGGGATACACTAACCCCATAGTTACAGTTACTGGAGACGCTTTTAATTCTTTAGACGAAAGCGAAGATACTGTAGGTACTGCCGGGGATAATCAGACAAGAACTTTTACTCTATCTGATACTTCCTATGACGCTAGTACTTTAGAGTTTAATGTATCTATAGTAGAGGGCGGAGACCCCGATAATGTTACGACTGCAATTGATACTAACTATTATATTAAAAAACAGTATGATGCTAGTAGTTTTATAAGGTTCGAAGACTTAGAAGTTACTGTAGCAACAGCTTCCGGTACAGGTAATTTAACGTATGATGATGCGGGATTGTTTACATATACTCCTCCAGCCATAAGCACACCTGCAATACTAAGTAATGGAACTAACCCTTCTTTAAATACAAATATTACAGATTTAGAGATTCGTACTTTAATAGGGGCAGGAACATCTAACTTAGCTCTGGGAACTACAGCGGGTACGGCTTTGGAAGGAGATACAGCTCTTCTTCAATTGGGAACTACAGCTGGTACAGCTTTAGCTGGAGATACCGCTCTTCTTCAATTGGGAACTACAGCGGGTACGGCTTTGGAAGGAGATACAGCTCTTCTTGAATTGGGAACTACAGCTGGTACGGCTTTAGCTGGAGATACAGCTCTTCTTCAATTGGGAACTACAGCTGGTACGGCTTTAGCTGGAGATACAGCTCTTCTTCAATTGGGAACTACCAGTACAACGGCTTTAGCTGGAGATACAGTACTGACTACAACTTTACTTTCTTTAACTGATGTTGGGGCAGATGGTACTAGTGGACAAGTGTTAACTACTGATGGTAATGGGTCTTTTACTTTTGAAGATGCCGAAGGAGGGGTCACAACTGAAACAGATCCAATATTTAATGCACACACTACTAGTAATATTTCAGACGGTACCGGGTTTTTAAAAAACACTGCAGGTACTTGGAGCTATGATAATAGTACATATTTAACTACGGAAACTTCTCATGCGGATGTAGTTGTAGATGGTGACTTTACTTCGCAAGGGTTCATGGTAAGGGGTGCTAGTGCGGGAACTTATTCGATTGATAATACTACGTACTTAGGCAATATTGTAGAAGATGTAACTCCTCAAC